GACCAGTGTTAGTTTCAGCAAATAGATCGGCTAGTTCTACTGACCAGTCTAATCCTGCTTCTCGCATTAGTTGTCTTGCTGATGTGCTTTCATACTCGTGCTTGGCACCAATGGTTTGCCATGGTGCACGTCTGCGTTGTTCAATCATTACTTACCTTCCTCTAAGATTTCCTGCAAGAAATCATCTAGTTCATTCTTAGCCTTCATGACTAGCAACTCTTCAACTACTTCATCGTCATAGCCAAGAGTATGTGCAATAATAATAACAGCCATAGCCTTGAGATCATCAATGGCTTCTTGCATATCATTACGCATTAGATTCCTGTAGATATCATACAAACCACGTAGGATATCTAGTGCCTTGGTATCAGAGATTTGTAGACTTACTACATGCTGGTACTCTGCTTCTTCATACCAGCCAAATGGATCAAGGAACCATGGTTGCTGGGTTAGGTTTGACTCACTCATTATCTACTCTTTTCTACTGATTGAACTTCATACTCAACATCATCTGTACATGAGATGTCATATGTTTCATCACAGACATCATCAACAATACTTGATGCTTCATCCTTTACCAGTTCTTCTGCATCTTCTTCTGATGATGCGCTGACTGTTACATAAACTGTACTCTTGAATGTTCGTGTTACTTCAACAGCAACTTCATACTCAAAGATACGACCAGTAAGTGAAGAGTAATGTGATAGTTCTCCACTCAATTCTTCAATCCATTCTTCGTACTCGGTACAGAAGTCACGATCCTCTGCCGCTTTATTCAAAGCTTCATTGATTCTTGTGATATCTGAATCATGTGCAGTGCGCAACTTATTTAGTTCCGTTGTATTCTTATCTAACAACTTACTTACTTCATCATATGATGTGCGTAGTAAGTTTACATAGTGTTCAATACGTGGTGAAGCAGGATGATCTTTAGTTACTGCTACCAATTCATTAGCATTGATGGTAAATAATGCGTCCATTTTGTTTCCTTTCATAGATGTGATGAGCAGTTTATCCACATACTCAGGTGGCAGAACTAGGAGAGGATACGAACGCCTAGAGGCTATTGCCTATCCGTAACGTTTCTAGTTCTTGTTGATCTTAGAGTCCTTCCAAGGCGCGGTTAGATATCTAAGAAGTGTTTGTTACTCACTTACTGTTTCGCTGTATGCATCCACAATGGATTCAATTGTGGTTGCACGTACTGAATCCACAAACACACGTGGTGGAATGTGTAGCGTGAACATACGCTCAAACAAATGTCCAAGGCTGTATGATGGGTTTAGTTCAATGCCTGACTCAACAAGATCTACAATCTCTTCCAACTTATCGATTGCATCTTGTGCTTCTTCGTGATCATCTGGCAATGCCAAGATAGCAAAGCCAGCCTTGATGATACGGATAGCACCAATGTTTTCATCGGTATCGTAAGCGTCAAACTCTGGCTCACTAAACAATGCAAACACTTCTTGCTGTGTTGCCTTGTCTACATCTACTACATAACGTAGTGCTGCATCACGTACGTGTACTGAACTTAGTAGTGACTCAGCTACTTCAGTAACTGCATCACCGTAATGCGGTTCACCAGTTGCTACATCTTTAGCAACTTCAATGACACGCTGTGCCTGGACTAGAACGGACGGAGTACTCATTGTGTTTCCTTTTCTTTTTGTTTGGTTGATAGATAGGAGTGTGCCCCTTATCGGGATTGATAGGGGGCACACTTTGTTTGCTAGAACAAGTCACCTACGACAGAGGTAACTGATTCTTTACGGAAGGTTGTCTGGTTATCTGGGCCACAGCAACTTGATGGCATGTCACACATATCTGAATAGTGTGTACCTTCAGTCCAGTCCACGCAGATAAGATCTAGGATTGCAAACTCAGAAGCATCTGCAATCATGTGCTCGTACGCATCCTTGTTTGTTGGGTTGTACGTATCCTTGCCACGCAAGAACACGGCATTACCATCAGCGTGACCCTGAGCAAGCAACTCAGTTGTTACTTCAGTGATAGTGCTTAGGTAATCTTTCTCAGTTGTTGTAGTAATTGAGATAAGATTGTAACTACCATCAAGTACTACTAGTACATACTCGCTGTTGTTTACTTCTAATGTATCTAGAGTGACTAACAAATCGTTAGGGTTCTGGATATTCTTCATTGTTATTTTCCTTTTCTAATTGATTTGATCTTGAGACTGATTGAGATGAAGAACCATCTCACTTTGTATTTAGTTTTGAGGTAGTTATTTATTGGTGAGTCACCATCAAATATGAACTTGTATCTGTGCATCAACTTATTCCCATCTGACGTTCACTCCCCCTCGTGAGAGGGGGGAGTGAATGTCTTATCTACCAACTGGCATAGTATTCATAGTAAGCAACATTATTTATATCTAATGCTTTAGTCAGTACATCAATAGTGTTTTCGATATCTTCGTAGTAAAATGCATCTACACCATAACTGCCAAAGAAGAAACCTTCTGTTGGCGGTAGGTTTTCCATTGCGAAGTCTTCATCTTTCTTATCTCTAACTTCGATACACAATCTACGTAGATCATTTAGTTGTGTATTAGAGAACTGCAAAATACTACCATCATCTTCTTTGCCACTCTCCCTGATGAACCATCCATGAATAGCATTAGCCTTGCGCCAGTATCCAACTGGTACATCAACAGCAAGACCCATGTAACTTGGTATTGATTCTTCTGGCACTTCAACTATTGCTAAGATGTTATCGAACTTTGGATTGCGTACTGCTTCACTTGCATATGCATAAGGCTGAACGTTTACCTTAGCACGTAGGTACATATCTAGACCCATGAACTTATTCCTTTCTCCCTTCTACAGTTTGTTGGTTGACAGTAAAAAAGGTAACTGCCCCTCGTGAGAGGGGGCAGTTACCTTTTCTCATTACTATTTATCTAACTCAAGTACAGTCTTGCATGGATAATCTCGCATGCATTCTTTACAGTAACTGTATTCACAATATGGACTACTACAATCTGTACATACTTTCTCTACTTTAACATGTAGTTTACGCAAGCGTTGAACAAGATCACTCATGTTACACAGCTACCATTTCTTTTACACCACAATGCTCACACTCAGTATTACTCTTTGGTGTGTAGATAGCACAAGATGTACACACACGATTGAACTTTGCTGTTACCCAGTTCTTATCTAATGTGTAAAGACCAGGCAATCCAAGGCTATGTGATTCAGTAAAGCCATCACCAACCTGCCATGCTGGTTCATAGAACTCCTTGCGAATATCTCCTTGCTTATCAATGGTTGTAGCACTAATCCATTCTGAACCACTAGGCTGGTCAAGATCTTCATAGTTCTTCTGAACACCCCAAGGATCTGGAGCACCATCGTACTGTACTACAGTAGGCACGAACTCATCTGAAGCACAGTCATAGAACATAATCGTACCCTTATGGATACGGAAGTCACCATGATCTGGCTTGCTTGATGCATCTTCAATGTGCATACCGAATGGGACGATCCAATTGTTGATATCTGACATTTTGTTTTCCTTTTCTATTGGATGAAGTGAGTTTCCCCCCTCGCCCGAGACGGGGGGAAACTCACGCTTGTTTACTTATGCATCTAACGCATAATCATATGGACGATTGATTGGTTGGTACTTTTTATTCTCATTGTAGAAATATCTAGCCACCTCTACAGCATTCAATCCTTTATTCTTTTGGATTTCTAACTCTCTCTCTAGTTTACTTATTCTTTTCTGTCTTGCTACCTGATGTACGACACCACTAAGGTAGCCAACAAGTAAAGATATAAGTATCCAAATAATAAATAACTTATTCATTTTATTTCCTTTCTTCTCCGTAAACATGGACATCATGCTCACACAACTTGCATAAACTTATCAACTTATTACTATTTGTTTTCAACCTGCACTTACATTCACATATGCAAGGCACAAGTACTGGAGTAGCAACCATCACTTATCTTTCTCTCCAATAATTATTACTATGCATACAATTATTATTGTTACATAACCAATCATTGACCAAGTAAAGAATGGACTCATTACTATTACCAACCTTTCTCTTGGTTGTATTCTTTAGCACATTCTTTACACATCACACGATCATCAACTGTAATGAATGGCTTTGTTAGAATTGCACCACAATCCCATTCACACCAACGATCTTTTGATTTGTAAAGATTGACTACAAAATAACTAGGTGATACTTCGATTCCTTTTGGCTCCAATAATGTAGCGTTATCTGAATCTAAATTGTACCTTTTCTTATCACCACAATACTCACACTCAGTCCAAAAAGATTCCCAATTTACTTCATCTTTTTGTATCTTTATAAACTTATGTTCAGTGCATTTGTTCATTTTCTTTTTCCTTTTCTGATTAGTTATGAACTTATTCTTATCTGTCTTGCTACTTCATCACTGATACCACTACTGATATCTAGGCAACCACCAACATTGTGTCGATGGAGCATAAGAAAGGGTGAGCAACCGAAGTTGCCCACCCAATCTTGTTATTCAGCTGCGTTCTCAATAGCGATGCTGTTCTTGATGCCAACCTCAGTGATGATGAACGAGGTGTACCACTTGCCATCGTCTTTAGGCTTCTTTGTCTGGAAGTAGCCTGTTAGCGTGACGCTTAGTCCTGCTTTCTGGACATCGTCTGATGCTCCTGTGTTCTCAACGGTCTGTCCAGCGTCTTCGATCTTGGATGCAATTCGTAGGAGCTGTTCCTGAACAGCCGAGTCGAAGCAAGCGAAGTTAGCAGATGTCTGGAAATAGCCCTCTGCAGAGTTCTGGCGAATCAAGCCAGTTACCATTGTGTTGCCTGTCTTAGTGACTCCAGCCTTTGCGTAAGAGACTGCGCAATTGTCTAGAGTTGTTAGCGTTGGGTTCTTTGACATTAGAACCTCTTCCTTTCGTTTGGGGTTCGGGGTTCCGAACGTTTGTTGGCAATTCAGGGGCTTGAGGGTCTTGTCACCCGAGCTTGCGAGGGCTAGACCCCTTGTGTTGCGCCTGCGGCAAGGGGTTGACAGGGCGTGAGAGCCCTGAAAGCCTTACAAACTTCGGGTTCACGGTTCTCAAACGAAAGGTTAGAGGTTCTTGTCGAAGAACCAATGCAACAACTCTTACAATTTCGTTGGCTCGGAGCGAAGGTGTGTGAGTCGACTTAGACGGGCAAATACATACAATGGTGACTGCTTGAGGCGCCTTAGAACCTGCAAGGGGGCTAGAGACAGTTACATCTGCAACTACGATTGCTAGACTGCTGTCAGGAATGGCACCACGAATGCACCACGATTGAAGCGGTGGATGCGCTTAGACCGTTGAGTTACACAGGCACAGACGGTGTACAGTTAGCAGGACTTGGCGAGGGCTAACGGCACTGGAAGCAAGAAGCCAAAGACGGCGAGCAAGGCGGTACACCTATCATCGTCACGGTTGGCTCAAGGTTACATCGCTATCGAACGCAGACGAATGACTTAGATTGGGTAGGGTGACGTAGGTTGCTCACCAAACTTTATTATGGGAACATCAAGGACACAACAGATAATGCGGTAATGATTATTATATACGAGTCAAATTATATTACCCCCCCTACAACTACGAGTCAGAGAGACTACTATCTTAAAATAATAATCATTTCCGTCTCACCAAACGATTTCGCTACGTACCATCCACGTCAACATACGATTCATCTTGACCCACGGTGATAAAGCGTAACGAGAGTTATATATGTAGACTCTCATATACATTTTATTATAGTATTTGCCCCCTAGTATATCCTTTGTATAAAAAGATTTTTAATTATTTTTAATTTGAATCGTTACAAACACTCTGTAACGGGGTTAATATAAGTGTAGGGTTTTTTATTGCACCTGGTCTTAGGGGTGCTACACTAAACGCGCCACTTTGTGTGGCGCTTATATATTATTTATATATAGTTTTTATTAGTATTTTATATAGTTTTTATTAAGGCGGAGTTATGGGTGCTAAAGCTGGTGATCTACACCATAACAAAGTTAAGTTACTGCAGGAGCAGGATAAGTTTTTAACCCTTATTCGGCAGGGTGTAGACACCGACTCTGCCTTCGCTACCCTCGGCAGGCGTAAAGAAACTCTTAAGAAGTGGCTTACCGATGGCAGCTTCGCAGCCAAACTTGACGATGCACGTATTGTTGGGGAAGACGTTCTGCAGGCTTCTATTGCAGATGGTAAGCACAGCATCGACTTTAAAACTTTTTCTAAGGAATTCCTACATTCAGAGGTATTCCCCCACCATCAGTCTTGGATTGATGTTCTAGAGGGTAAGAAGCCCTCGTGGTTGCATGAGGCTATGACCTATGATCCAGGGGATCCCCAGCGTCTACTAGTAAATGTACCACCTGAACACGCAAAGTCCACTGTTCTAACGGTTAATTACGCTACTTACCGCATTGCTATGGACCCTAATATCCGTATTGCAATCGTTTCGCAGACCCAGACCCGTGCCAAAGAGTTCCTTTACGCCATTAAACAAAGGCTTACAGACCCACAGTTTGTAAAGCTTCATCAGGTCTATGGACCTGCTGGCGGTTGGCAACAGACGGCTGACCAATGGACACAGGACCGCATCTACCTAGAGCGTTCATCTGGAGACCCTAACCCAACCGTACAGGCTCTGGGTGTTGGACAGCAGATCTATGGTGCTCGTGCAGACCTAATTATTCTTGACGATATCGTAACGACAACGAACGCCCACGAATGGGAAAAGCAGCTTAACTGGCTGCAGAAAATGGTCATCACACGTCTCGGCAAGAACGGAAAACTGATCATTGCTGGTACTCGCGTATCATCAGTTGATCTATATAAAGAATTACGTAACCCAGATAACTGGGCTGGTGGTAAATCACCATTTACATATTTAGCTATGCCTGCAGTTCTTGAGTTTGCAGATAAGCCAAAGAATTGGGTAACACTCTGGGCTAAGTCAGACAGACCTTGGATTGGTGACGAAGACGAAGAACCCGATAAGGATGGATACTTCCCCAAGTGGGATGGTGTAGCCCTTAATCGCAGGCGTTCTGAGGTAATGGCTTCTACGTGGGCGCTGGTCTATCAGCAGCAGGATGTAGAAGAGGATGCCGTCTTCCCACCAGCATTAGTCAACTCAGCCGTTAACCGCATGAGGAAGCCAGGTAATATCCGCATAGGTGCCCCTGGACACCCTACGGATGGGCAGTGGGTTCTTATTATGGGTCTTGACCCTGCTATGGCAGGCAAGACAGCAGCAATCATGTACGCCGTGGATAGAACCTCTGGCAGGCGCATGGTGCTAGACGTATTCAACATGCATGAGCCAACGCCTGGTAAGATCCGAGCCTTGATTGAGGACTGGATTACTAGATACCAACCGATGGAGTTGCGTGTTGAGATCAATGCTTTCCAGAAAGCCTTCGCTCTAGACGAGGACCTACGCCAGTGGCTTGCCAATCGTGGTGTGCAGTTCCGTGAGCACTTTACTGGAAAGAATAAGTGGGATACCAACTTTGGTGTCGCTGGCATGTCAGCCCTATTTGGCTCATTGCGTGATGGAAAGCCCCAAAAGAATAACCTTTTGGAGCTTCCAGATACTACCAATGAGCACATTAAGGCATTGGTCAACCAGCTAATCACTTGGAAACCAGACACAAAGAACGCTACTGACTGTGTGATGGCTCTTTGGTTCTGCGAGATCAGGGCAAAAGAACTAATCTTGCAAGGCAATAGCAGGCAACATCATCAGTACAATCGATTTGCTACCCGTAAGAACATTGCCTCGCAGGGTGTAATTAATCTTGACGAATTAGCAGCAGAACAAAGCCTCATTTACATTTAGGAAAACAATGCCATTAACCATTGAACAGGTCTCAGAGAAGGTAGAAGCGCTCAAAGACCGCTATGCTATCCGAGACCAGCGCATGGCTGATATCACAGCCCTTCGCCGTGGCGAAATGGAAACTGTAGCCCCTGAGATGTTCCCAGAGGGTATCAACAAGCCAATGATCGCCAACTTTGTTGACGTTGCTGCTCGGGACCTTGCAGAGGTGCTGGCTCCGCTACCTTCGTTCAACTGTGGTACAGCAAACACAACTTCAGACAAGGCTAAACGCGCAGCTGACAAGAAGACCATGATCGCTAACCACTATGTGCAGTTCTCTAAGCTTCAGACACAGCAGTACACTGGTGCAGACTGGTATCTAACCTATGGATTCCTGCCCTACATCGTTGAGGCAGACTTTGAAAACAACATGCCACGTATTCGCATTGAGAATCCGCTTGGTTGCTACCCAGAGTTTGACCGTTATGGCAAGTGCATCTCGTTTTCTAAGCGTTACCTAAAGACTATTCGTGAACTCGTGGTTGAATTCCCAGAGTTTGAGCGCCAAATCCTTGGTCCAGACGGATACGACCAGAACCTAAACGCATTCCTAGATCTTATCCGCTATGAGGATGCAGACCAGATTACCCTGTTCCTTCCTAAGCGGAAGTCACTTGTTCTCCGTAATGCTCGTAACCCTATGGGTAAATTGAGCATTCGTGTAGCACGTCGCCCTGGAATTGACATGGATGACCCACGTGGTCAGTTCGACGATATCCTTTGGGCGCAGATTGCACGTGCTCGCTTTAGCCTTTTGGCTATGGAAGCTGCAGAAAAGTCTGTTCAGGCTCCACTAGCGCTACCAATGGACGTTCAAGAACTATCATTTGGACCCGATGCGGTACTGCGTTCGCAGAATCCACAGGCTATTCGCCGTGTTGGACTTGAATTACCTACTGGTGCATTCACCGAACAGCAAGCACTTGAGCAAGAAATGCGTATGGGTGCTCGCTACCCAGAGGGTCGCTCGGGTCAGATTGATGCAAGCATCATTACTGGTCAAGGCGTACAGGCTTTGCTTGGTGGATTTGATACTCAGATCAAGGCTGGACAGCAGATTCTTTCTGAGATTCTTGAAGAAGTAATTGCTCTTTGCTTTGAAATGGACGAAAAACTATTCCCTGGAAACAAGGAAATGCGTGGAACGTTCAAGGGCGCACAGTATGATGTTAAGTATTCACCCGAAAAAGATATCAATGGCGACTACACAGTGCAGGTTCGCTACGGTCTTATGGCTGGACTTGACCCATCACGTGCTCTTATCTTTAGTCTACAGGCTTTACAGGCCAATCTAATCTCCAAAGACTTTGTTATGCGTGAACTTCCATGGTCTATGAATGTTAGCCAAGAGCAAGAACGTATTGACATTGAGAAGATGCGTGACTCACTGGCAGGTTCTTTGACCGCTCTATCGCAAGCCATCCCACAGATGGCTGCTAGCGGTGGAGACCCATCAGATATTATCTTAAAGCTTGGTACTTTAATCGACTTGCGTAGGAATGGCGTGGCAGTAGAAGATGCTGTAATGGAGATCTTCAAGAAGGAAGTTCCACCTCCAGCCCCAACACCTGCGCAACCAGAGGCTGCTCCTGCACCACAGCAACCTGCTGAGGCGCAACCAGCGCAAGGCGCTCCAGGTCAAGCTCCTGCAGGAGCACCTCAACCCTCTCCTGATGTAGCAAGTATTCTTGCTCAAATGGGTGGAGTCGGATAATGAAGCCAGATGAGTTTGAGGAGAGGTTGCAATCTCTACTAGACGAATATGGTAAAGCATCTAGTAAAGATGGATCATTCTGTACAACCTATTTTTTGGTTGCGGAGTTCTTTGATGCAAATGGTAAGTACTGGGCAAGTACTGTTTACGATGAAAAGTCTCCCCAGTGGCGTGTAACTGGTCTAGTGCAACATGCATTAGAAAATGATTTTATTAATGAAGAGGTAGAGTAATGGCACAAGGACATGGTGGATACCGTAAGCCTGCTAATCCTGCTCCCGTTTCGGGACCAGGTGCTTTGTCTCGCCGTACAGATGGTGGACCGCAGGCTATGCGTCTAGCTTCAGGTGGCAAATATGGTGAACGCAAACAGATGGCAGAGATGCAGTCTAGTGCACCTATGAAGGGTGGAGAAGTGCAGAATACTGCACCATTGCCACCAGTAACAGGTTTGTTTGAGCCAACACAGCGACCTAATGAGCCAGTAACAGCTGGTAGTCCACTTGGTGCAGGTCCAGGTCCAGAAGTACTTAACCTTCCAAACGTACGACCTAATGTTGTATCTACATTAAAGCGTCTTGCAACAGTTGATGAATCGGGTGAAGCGGAAGTAGCACTTCAGATGCTCAGCGAACGAGGAATCTACTAGTGCCTATTTTTGATCCTACTCAAACTGGCACTAACTTCAATCCAGTTGCATCACCAGAGCAAAACAAAAAGCCATCTATGGATGTAGCGAAAGCAGCACCTGGTATTTATTCTGCAGCCATGAAGACTGGTCTTACTGCTCAAGAAAAAGGTTTGATTGAGACTTGGGCTTACGTCCAGAATACACATAAGAAGCTTATGGGTATGAAGTCTTCTGACGCTGGACTTGAATTTAGTAAGCTGGATCCAAACTTGCAGGATAATCTAACGTACTACTACGATACAGATTACGCACATAAGGCTGACGACAACTCCTTTTTTAGCAATCCAGCATTTAAAAAAATCTTTGGCACAGACAAAGGCGGAGCAAGTGTTGGTGATGTTTTAAAGAGTCCATTCCGTGCGTTGTTTGCACTTGGTGCAGAATATGGTCGTATTATTAATACACCAGGTAACATTACCCAGATGAAACTTGCTGGTTCCAATGTGGCAATTGACAAAGCGCATGATGGTATAAATCTTTTTAATCCAGAGTATGTTGATCCGCTCATTCAAAAGTATGGTGGGCAAAATAGTTACGTAGCAATGAAGTTGCTTGCTGGCATGGTACCTGGCGAGATTATTGAATCATGGGGTCCTAACGACCCAGAACTTCTTGTTGCAATTCAAAAAGCTTTTAACGAACCTGAAGAATTTCAAGCAATGCTTAATGATTTTGAGAATGCTAAGATTAGTCCAGGTCGTACCCTAGGTCACAAGATCAATGAAGTGCTTAATATTAGCGATAAGAATCCTTTCTGGAATATTGGTACTGGTGCTATTGATATGGCTTACCAAATTTTTGCTGATCCTATGACATATCTAACCGCTGGTGTATCCGCTGGTGGTAAGGGCATTAGTAAATTAGGAAAAGCTGGATCTCTTCTAAAGGGTGGCGCTACTGCAGTTGCAGAGCACTTTGCTGATCCAAAGGTTCGTGAAGCGTGGACTAGCCTGTCTGAACAAATTGGTAAGTATGGCGATGCTCTTATTGCAAAAGAAGATGTTAAGGCTGCTGAGATTCGCACTGAAATTAAAAATCAGTTCCCAGAATATGCAAATGACTCAACTCTTGAATTGTTTGCACGTGGAGAAGACCGTATTAAAGACATTGGCAGTGCAGTAGATTTCTTTACAAAGGCTGAGAACACATCACTTCTTATGCGTGGTCGTGTTAATGGTATTAAGTATTTCCGTGAAGGAGCAATGGTTGCTCGCAAAGGTCGCAATTTTCGCACAGGTATTCGCCTTAAGACTCGTGAGATATTCCAGGGTAAGACAGACTTCTCTACTCTTGATGGTGATTACAATACGCTAATCGATGAACTGTTCAAGG